ACTGCTCCAGGATCTGGCCAACGGCATCCTGCGCAAGGTTAACCGACTGAAGCCGATTTAGGTTTGAAATCGCATTCTTCACGCCGGATTCAGGTACTACATACAACTGGGGCAGGGGGACAGGTTCGGCTGGACAGAACCCGAGGGGAAAGTTTACCAGATTGCAGCCGACAACCTGATTCAGTTGAAAGATGAGATTTACCGCGTCTGTTACCTGATGAGCCAGGCAACGAGCGGGAACTGTCAACAATCGGGATTGAGCAAGCAACTCGACTTTGCCACGACGGACGAAGTCCTAGGAGCTTATGGGGCAATGGTTCGGCAGAGCATGAATCAAGCGCTCGGAGCGATCGCGGCGGCGAGGCAGGACGGCGTAATACCGGACCTTGCGGGAATGGATGAGTTCGACATTGACGACTTCGGCACGTCGCTCGAGAACGGCGCGAAACTGCTGGCGCTAGGCGTGCCATCGGAGACACTGCGCAAGCAGGTATTCAAGCGCCTCGCGTTCCAGTACTTGGCCGATGCCAGGCAGGAGGTGCGAAACCAGGTGGCACAGGAGATCGACAGGGAAACACTGGTAGACAGCTAAGGAGGGGTTGAGGAGAGCGCATGGAAGAGACTGACGTTCAGGCGATTATCAGGCAGGCGATCGAAGAATTCACCAAGGCGGCGCAGGCGAAGAGCGAGCCGGCTTATAAAGCGGAGCTGCAGGAGGAACGTAGGCGCCGCGAACAGTTGGAAAGGAGGGTAAACGAGCTAGTACAGGAGAACCGCCGAAGCCAGAAAGTTGCCGAGGAAGCGGAGCGTGGATCAGCAGTACGGACCGAGTTACAAAGACTCGGCGTAACCAAGGTAGACCTGGCCTTCCGGGCGGTGCAGGATGACATTGTCCGAAGCAGCGACGGGCGCCTAGTCGGGAGAACTGACACAGGAGAGGTTCCGGTTCGGGACTATCTGGCCGCGTTTGTGAATGAGAACCCGGAGTTTCTGCCGGCGCGAATTGCAGGCGGCACCGGAATGACGACCACTCAAAAAGCGGCAGTTCCCTCGGCCGGCGAAATCAGAATTGACCGGATTCGACCCGGGATGCGACCGGAAGAGATGCAGCGCGTGCGAGAAGAAATCGTGCGCGTGGCCACTCAGACACTGAAGGGTGCCTAACAGGTAGCGGCACAGAGCACCGAGGATTCTGCGCCAAGACGAAAACACCACAAATGCGGGCCTGATACTGGTGAAGGACCAGTTAAAGGGCTTGCGTTTCGAGATCAACGTAAACACAACTTAAGGACACAGAATAGGAGCTATTACTTCAACGAACGTCGCGAATGCGATTGTAAAACTGGTGGCGGCAGACGCTTTGCCGGTACTTGTGGGCAACCTGGTGATGGGTAACCTGGTGAACCGGGACTACGAACCCGTGCTGGCGAACGCCGGCGATACGGTCAATGTGCCGATCCCACCTACGATGGTAGCGAATAACATCGCCAGCGGCGGGACGGTCACTCCGCAGAACCCGAGCTTGGGAAATGCGCAGATCGTGCTGAATACGCACGTAGAGGCGACGTTTCAAATTCCGGACGTAACCAAAGTGCTGGCAGTGCCGGACCTGCTGAAGATCTATATGCAGCCGGCAGTGGCGGCAATTGCGCAGAGCATTGAGACAAACCTGCTGGGTTTGTATGCCGGTTTCACTTCGAATACCCCAGTGGGAACGCCGGGCGCGGTCTTGACAGAAGCGACCGTGGATGCGGCGGAAACAGCGCTGTTTTTGGCGAAAATACCTGCGTCGGCGCAGAAGTACATTGTGGTGGACGCCAACGCGTATTCCGCATGGCGGCAGATTCCCCTGTTTGAGGAGTTCCAGACAGCCGGAGGGGCCGGACTTTCGGCATTGATCGACGGGATGATCGGCAAGTACAAAGACTTCTTTGTCTTCCGGTCTCAATTCGTGCCGAAAACCGGCAGCAGCCCGGTGAACACGCATAACCTGGCGTTTGCGCGGGATGCAATCGGCCTCGTGATTCGACGGCTCCCGCAACCCCTACCGGGGACGGGCGCCATCGCAGAATACGCCGAGCTAGGTAACTTCGGCATGCGGGTGGTCATGAGCTATCAGCCGAACACACTGGCTCAGCAATTCACCGTGGACGTGCTGTACGGATGCGGCATTTTACGGAATTCCGCCGGTGTGCAGGTGAATACCTAGCACTTAGCGGGACAGAGCAACGCAGTCAAGCAGGAGACCGGGCGGGCGAGAAACCCCGCCCGGGGATTCATGGAGGAGACGAATGGATTTAAGAATCTATTACCAAAAGATTCGCGATGCACAGGCAACGATTAGCGATCCGCACCCGGTGATTGTGAGCCGCGAAACGCCAGACGGGGGGAAGGAGGGAACACTCACAGAGGTTCCGTCCGCGATTGCCGCGAAGATGGTTGTGGAGGGCGCGGCGCGCCTAGCGACGGCGGAAGAAACGCAGAATTACCGGCGGGCCCGGGCAGAGGCCAAACGGATCGCAGACGAGGCCGAGGCCGCGCGGAAGGTGCAAGTCACGGTAGTGAGCGCGTCGGAGTTAGAGCGGCTTCGCGGCGGGCACAAATCCACAAAGGGGTAGGACATGGCGTTATTTGTAGATGGGCCACCCGCAGGACTCGAAGCGCTGTCGGCACAGGATTCTCAACTGCTGACCGTGGCCAACCTGGAAGGCATCGACGTCTCACAGAAGGCGCGCATCGCTCACGAAGAGCTGGGGATTGAGCTGGAAGTCCTGTTGCACAAGCTGGATCATCCAGGAATCACTCTTTGGTCAATAGCGGCGCCCAGCTTGGGGCAGGTGGTAGTTACTCCACCGTTGCGTTTGTGGCATCTCTACAGAACGCTCGAGCTGGTGTACACGGATGCGTACTACAGCCAACTGAACGATCGCGATGCCGAGAAGCAGGGACAATTTCATCAACTGGCATGGTGGGCGAGCGATAAGTTGATTCACGCCGGGCTGGGGGTGGCAGCGCTCCCTCTCAAGCGGGGCGAACCGCCGACTGTCACGAGTACGGCCGGCAGCCTTGCAAACGGCATTTACTATATCTCGACCGGGTGGGTGAACCGGAGTGGCGAAGAGAGTGCGGGGACAGCGGCAACCACGTTTACGGTGACGGGCACAAACCTGATGGTGCAACCTAGTTGTCCGCCGGATTACGCGACGGGCTGGAACGTCTACCTTGGGACGGCCCCAGAGGTTCTGATCAGGCAGAATGGGTCGCCAATCGATCTGAACGGAACATGGATGCAGCCGGACGTTGTGCTTACGGCGGGGGCGGGGCCGGGCCGGGGCCAGGAACCGAACTACATCCGGCCGACACCACGCATGTTGGAGAGAGGCTAATGACAGGAAGTGTAGCCGGCGCCACGACGAGCCGGGTGCTGCAGCTCGTCATGTCGGACTCTGGGGTGAATGCGACATTACTGTCGGCGAGCATGCCAGGGCCGCCACCCGTACAGCTCATCAGCGCGCCACAGGTGAGCGCGCAGAATGTCTCGGTGGAGATCAGCGATCGAAGCCAGGGCCTGCAGTATCCAGTCGTTCAGGTCTACTGCGAGAAGGTCAGCAATTTACTGCATGAAAAGTTCCGGACGTTTTCGGGAAACGCGCAAATGGCGCTAGAAACCCGGCATTCTCAGGACCGCATTGATGGGTTGGAGCAGGCCCTGGGTTATTACGTGGACGCGATGATGCAAGTACTGGACTTCAGCCGCGGAGACTGGGGCGACGGGATGTATTATGCAGGCGGGTATCAAGTGACGTTTGGCTCGGTGAAGCACGGAGGCAAGAACTTCGTGCAGTCGGCTAAGGTGATTTTCGAGATTGGAGTGAGTATTAATTAAGATGTCATACATTTCTTCCAATGCAAACCGTTTTTACACTGCGCTGGAGAGCGCTTATGGCAGTTTGGCCACGGTTTCGGCGAGTAACCGGATTCCGGCCGGGAAGTTGACGGTTCGACAAGAATTGGCGGTCACGGAGCGGAAGGACAAGACCGGGAGCCGCACTTTCACGGGTTTGCCGGTCGGCGGACAAAAGCAGACGAGCTTCGAATTAAAGACGTATCTGACAAACTGGATTAGCGCGAACGGAAATCCGTCCTATGGGCCGCTATTTCAGGCGGCGTTGGGCGCCTCGCCTGCGTCAGCGACACCGGGTGTAGTAAGTTCCGTGGCAGGCACGACATTGGTATTCGCGGCGCCGCACGGCTTGAATGCGGGCCAGG